GTCTTTTTAATATACCTTTTGTTTACATTACTCTCAATAGTTATCGTTTGTTTTAATTCATTCGGCAACTCAGAATAACTATGAATATTCTCAATCTTTGTATTAAATGAGGAAATTCCATCGTTTATATCCGAAATTGAAGAATTAATTGTTACAATATCACTTTTTACAGCTGCAACATCGTCTTTTAAAGTTGTAATATCCCCCGTATCTAATCCCTGTTGTTCTTCAATCGAAACAATATCTTCTTTTATCAGCCCAATTTCAGCATTTATATCTACAATATCGCTCTCAACTGCTGCAATATCTTTTTCATTTTTATCAACGACATCAAAAGCGGCATCAATTTTGGCTTTTGCAACNGTTCCNGTATCGCCAATTTGAATTTTTGTTAGTGCCATAATGTTTTTTTAATATTAATAATATTAGAAAGTACAAAATTAAACAATAAAAAACACAAATTTAATGCTTTTTAAACATATTTTTAAACAAAATAATGTTATTNAGCACAAATAATTTAATTTTTAAAAACAAAATTGATAGTTTGTACCTTAAAAACGTATATCTTTTGTACCAATTATAGTAAAAAGTTACAATTTTTAATATTTTTTTCTCTGAAACTTTATTCGTTTTTTTCATTTAATGCAAATGTTGATATTTTTTCATTAATAACTTGCATTCTTTTGCTCTGTAATAGCATTTTAAACAGCATTGCTTGTGAAGATAGGCAATCAATTCCGTCATCATGGGGATTAAAAGACTTATCTATGTTGCTATATGTTGAAATTTCAGTCAAAAATAGCCGATATTGTTCGTCTTTATCCCTTGTTACACGTCTAAATATAAAATTCTTTTTTATAAACTCATAACCCATATTTATACGAATTTCCTTTGGGATATTATTATTGTAGCCACTAAAATTCATATTTGGCGGTAGCATATTTTTAATCATAAGAATTGCAGCCAATCCAATTCCATTACTTTCACACCTACAAATATCAATATTTCCCATTTCACTCCACCTGCCCAACTCTATTGCATTTGCCTCAATCCCTCTCTTATTGTATAAAACTTTATTCACATAAAATTTCCTATCAATACCAACAACAACCTCAATGGCACAGAAAAAATCACCACCTCTATTTGCTGGGTCAATCATAACACAAGAAAAAACGTATTTTGGTACAACATCAGTAAATTGTAGTTCATCCAACGGCAATAAAAGTCCAAAACGTTCAATCGGCTCTTGCATATATTCTGCCCGCCAACCCATACTATCTATTCCGCCCAACCTATCACGCTCTTTTCTTAATTGTTCCAAAGGCATTGCTGCCTCACAAAAACTGCTTTCATAATCAGTTCCCTCATTTAAAATTGCAGCAATTTTTACAAAATAATCACACCCAAATCGCAATGTTTCCCCTAACGCATCTCTTTTTGTCCACCTTGTTCCAATGTGTATCTCTGCACAAAATGGCTCTTTACGTGAGTGATGAGATAAATTTAACCAATTCAAAACAAATTCATTTTGAGCATTTGATAACGCTACATCCATGCTTGGGTACAAGTCATCTGTTATAGCAAGTGCTGCCCCCTCTCCAATAATATTACCAGAAACACCTGCCCCAAAATAACTTGTTGCCCTTGTTGCTCCTTTTATCTTCCAACTTTTCCACCCCCTGCTCTTATAATCCACCTCAACACCCTCAAAAATAATCTTATATTGTGGTAGTTCCATTAATGACTTTGTAGAATTTGATAATTTTTTACACAATTCTGCCGTACAAGTATTTCTCATTACAGGCTTGTCGGGGAAGTGCCCTAACCAAAAAGTACAAAAATGGCTTGTTATAAATGATTTTCCAGCTCTTGGTGGCATATTAACAACAGCAACAGACGCTTTTTGTGAACAATAATCATTAAAAACGTTTTGATATGCCTCTGCAATTGCATATAAATATGGTCGTTTGCTAAAAAATTCCTCATTCATACACATACAAAAAGTCCAAAAATCGCTCTTTGCAGCCATTATCAATGAAGTATCTTTTTCTTTCAACCTCTCTTTTAATGTTTTTTTATTATTCATCGTCAATTAAATCTTGCATTGATATATCTTCCTCTTCTTCCTCCATTGGAATTTCATTAGTAACGTGAATATACGTTGTGTCTGAATTTTCAGAACTTTCAGATTTTACTCCAATCTTCTTCGGCTTAAATTGGTCAACAATTTTTTTCACTTCGCTGAATTTTACATCCGACAAATTAATATACTTAACTTGGGTATCCAATAGCTGTTGGGTTCTCATTATTTTTGCTTGTTCGCTCAATTGTTGAGCAATTAGATATAAATATTTCGCCTCTCCTAACCCTTGTTTTTCAATTGCCGTTTCTGTAAATTCAACTTCATCAGCCGTTTGTTTAGAGTTATCCAAACCTTTTCTTCTTTTTGTTATACGCCTTTCTCTTTGAATTTCTTTTGATATTTCCCATTGCTTCCACGCTTCGTTGATTAATTCTTGGCGTTTCATATATTCCTCCATTTGAAGAAAATCTATGTTCGCTTCTTTTCGTTTTCTCCAATCAGAAATCAAAAGCTCATAATCATTATGTAAATCTCTTTCGGAATATTTTTCATACCCTAATTCTAATTTTACGGCTTTTATTATCTCTTTTTCACGCATACATCTACGCCTACATTTTGAGATAAAAGACAATCGTTCTTCCCTTTCTAATACTACAATATCAAATTTTCTTTCTTCCATTTTGTTTTTTTTTACAAAAATAATAATAATAATAATATAAAACAATATAAAATCAAAAAGGGTGGAATACCACCCTAATTGAAAAACAAAACAAAACAAAAAACAATGAAAACATCACCTAATCTACAATGGTAGAAATTACAGTTTATATTTTAAGCAAAGATACAAAAAAATATAATATAAAATACATTTTTTGAAAAAAAAATTAATATTCTATATTTTGCTTTAAAACAATAATAGCCATGGGGTATTTTGAAAAGTCAATATTATGCTTTTTATACATCGTTTCAATCATTTTTATAGATTCGTCTTTATAATATCCGGTATCAGTTAGAAAAACGTATTCGGGTATATTATGGAGTAAAATAGGAGTTACAGAAATACATTCAGCTTCTATTTTCGTCCCATTAAATTCAATTTCATACATTTTTCCGACTTGATACTTTTTACTAAATAATCTAATTGTGGTAAAATTTTTTGTAAAAAGTTTATAATTCCAATTTTGGCTAAATTTTATTGTTTCCATTTTTTAATTTATTTAATACAAGTTCTAATGTTGATAATCTTATTGAAAAATTTTTCATATATAATCTATAACCGTTTTTTACTTTTAAACACTCAAAATCAGAACCATACCTGTCAGTGTTTTTACACGTTATCGGGCATAATATCTGCCAGCGCGTTTTGCATCGTTTCTAAATTTTTCAATGTTATTTACAGCCCATATAATATCGGTAGGTTGCATATCAACTTCAAGATTATGCAAGACCTCCTTTAAAATTTCTTCTCTTTCCACAAAATAGGCTTCTATTTCCTTGTGTATTTTACTCCGTTTTTCATCTAACCCATACATTCCAGGCATTGATATCATTGTTTCAATTAATCCTTTGTATGTCCATAATAAATCTTCTAAATGACTATTCATAATTTAAATTATTTAGTACAAGTTCTAATGTTGATAATCTTATTGAAAAATTTTTCATATATAATCGCCAACCTAAAAACGTTAGGTGCAATAAATAAAGAACTCGACATCCCAATCTTGTTGCTCTTCATTTTCCTTTGTTTGTACTATTTTCAATAGCGGAGTTTCTGCTCTCTCAAAACCCCATTCAGTTATAATTTCAGGTTTTCCGCTTGAAAAATGATAACCGTTCCCAGTGCTATCTGTAAATACTGAGTGGGGTTTTAATTGTTTCCTGTGTTTCGCAAAAATAACTGCGTAAACCTCATTTGATGTTTCTATCCACATTTTTGTAATTTTTATCGCTCATAACAGCGTATATAAAAGATACACCTACAAGCAGTTGTTCATAATTTTTATTTCCTCTTGGTATTTTTCTTTTTTCATTTCACTAAAATTGTTATACACAAGCACTACACTTCGTTTTTAAAGAGAGTTAGCTGTTTGCTAAAATCTTCCACCCTCTTTAAAATAATATCGTAATACTTTTGTTCTTTCTCCATTACTATAAATTGTCTATTGGTATTCAAACAAGCTATTGCAGTAGTTCCACTTCCTGCTGCGTTGTCCAATACTAAATCATTTTCGTTTGTGTATGTTTTAATAAGGTATTCTAAAAGCTTTACGGGTTTTTGGGTGGGGTGTATAGGTGGGTGTTCTCTATCAAAATCAAGAATAGATATCGGATATTTTTCATTTGTTAATATTGTTGGCGTGTCAATTAATTTACCATAACA